CCGAGAAACACGACTAACCCGACGCCGCGACCCGCAATGGGCAATCGCAAATTGCCACAATCTGCCCGAGGGTCAAGTTGCTGCGGTCTCGTCGTCGTCGTCCTCGTCGTCCTCGTCGTCGGGGCGGTCGCCGATGATTACCCGTTCTTGATACCGTAGCGCGATGTGCCTGTCCCGCGCCAATCGGTTGCCCCATCCGCCCGTCCAGGTGGCGGTCTCATCGGTTTCGGGGTCGTGGTCTTGGACTAAAATCTCACCGGCCTCAAAATGTTCGCACAGCAAATCCTTTGCTCGCTGGATGATTTGCAGCTTTTCGTCGTCGCTCATCGGGTTGCGGTTATTTCAAAGTTATAAAGCCGCGCGTCCCCGGGTTCCGCGTAGATCCGCACCCAGGCACCCCCCTGAACCTTTGGAGGCATCCCGCGCTCGATCGCCCAACCGCCGATCCCCTCGCCATACTCATCCTTGTATCCGCCCGTACGGATGTGCATCTGCGTTTCTTGTTGGATTTTGTTGTGATTTGTCAGCCGCAGCCGCCGGATGGGAAATTGCCAAGAATCATGCGAGTGTCCGGTATGGACGATGTGCGCGTCGGTCAGATAACTCGACATCCGATTTGCACCGATCACGCCCTTTGTGACGGGTCCGCCGGCATTAGGTCCGTGGTGGTAATGGTAAACAATGCCGTCCCGCTTGATGCCCCCCAGCGAACAGATGAATCGCACATAGCCCGAATAACCCCCAACTGTTGTGATGCCTCCGCGGCGCCGCATTGTGCATGCCAGTCGGTCGAGCAAATCCGTTTCGTGGTTTTTGGCAATGGCGGTTTCGTGATTGCCCTGCCCGAGCAACGCTAGGTTGCGTTTGTACGGCTCGAGCCAATCCGCCGCGGTTTCGACCAACGCGTCGAGGTAATTGTTTTTTTGGTGTTCCGGCCTGAGGTCCTTTTTGCTCGAGCGTCGGTCGTATTTGCCCTGCATGGCGCAAAAGAAATCGCCGTTTGAAACGATCAACGCGTCCCGTTTGACCGCCTCGTCAAAGTCCCGTTTCAGTCTTTTCCTGTCGCATTTCGGGTTGTCCCAATGCACGTCCGACACCAACAAGACCCACCCCTCGTCCTTGACGGTCTTTACCGACAAAGTTCCTGCGTGCACATTTCGGCTGATTTCCTGCCATTGCCACGCGGATTTTGATTTCATGCAAATGCCTGTTCCCAAAGTTTGGCTTCATCCTCCCGACGGCGTACTAGCCCGGATCCCTGCGGCCAAAGTCGTTTCATTGAGCGAATCAGAAATGGAACCTTCTCCGGTTGGCCTGCGCTGATCACCTGAGCGATTTGCGCCATCTCGACGCGTCGCTCTCCCTTGGTCGAAGTTCCGCGGTTAAACACTAGACTGAATAGTGCCGCCTGCGCGTCCGGTGGAAGGTCGACCGCCGCCGGTGCAAAGCGGAGCATGTTGAGCGTGTGCTGGGCACAGGTGTGATTCTTGAAAACCTCAAGCGCGAGATCCCACTCGATTTTGATATCCTTGAACGCGGAAACAAAGGGGCGCGCGTTGAGCGCTTTGATGCCAATGGATTTTGCAAGGCGCCCCAAGATTTCCTCGTCCAGCGCGCTCCAGTGGGCCTTAAAAGCCGTTTCCGTTGCGTAGCCTAAATCATACCCGATCCCGATGGTAACGCCCGACTCAAAGCCCGGCCACGTTGGGACGGATAGAAATTTTTCAAAATACGATTTGCCGCCCCCGACTTCGTGCTCGAGCAGCAGTTCCAGTCCCGCGTCGGAAATTTTCATTTGTTGAGCATTCGGAACAAAGTGATCGCCCCGATCAGCACGCTGAAAAGGAGTCCCGCGATCCGCAACCCCTGCTCGATGCCCGAAAAACTAAGCGCGAGCGCTGCGACGTTTAGCCCGAGCGCGGGGAGTGGGTTTGGATGCGTGTCCATTCTTCTTTGTAGGTGCGTCAACTGTTAGGCTCGAAAACCACGACAACCAAACGTAGTTGCACGCGACGCCGATGTTGAGGATGAATTCGGTGATCGGTGGCGGTTCATGCGCGAAAATGTTTGCGACTGAGCCGCAAATTGTCACTGTCGTTGCCAATTTGCAAAGGTGAGCCGCATATTTGTGCCGATAGATCGGAGAATCATTATGGCCAAAGATTTTAAGCCAAAGATGAATCGCCGAAATGGCAAGGACGCTATTTGCGAGTGCGTTTGCGAGTACTAGTGGACTGAAGTTCATTTGATGGGATTAGTTTCTCGCTGAGTGTTTCGACCGCTCGAAGTCCGCAGAATCCTAGCAAGAATCCCGCCGCGTACCCGTACTGCGGTTCCCCCTCAAGGTGCGCTATTTTTAGCAGGAGCGGGGTCACATAATTCGCAGACGCCGCCCCTCCAACAAGTGACGCAATTGCCCTCGGCAGATTTGCACCGGCCTGTTTTGAGCTCATTAGGATCGACCCGAACAAACCAGCGATGGCTAAACCCAGATCGATCCCCGCGTCTTTTAGATTCATCGATTTTGACTTTGTTTAAGCGCTGCGGTTGCATTGATCAGTTCCTGCTCGAGTGCGCGGAAGCGTCCATCCGAGTGCCAAGTTTCATCCGCCTGCGCTGCGTACCGTTCCCCCGACTTCAACCGCAGAATCTGGTTGTTTAGGGATGGCAACGCTCGAGGAGCGGAGCAACTTGTGACGCAACAAATCAGCGCCAGCGTGATCGCCAGCGTCGCGTTTTGCTGCGATAAGGTTTTCGACGTGCTGGACATAGTTTTCAATCTCCCGCTCGAGGTCCCACCGTGCACGGACCGCCTTTAGCTCAAGCAAATACTGGACCGCTTTGATGAGCGGAACGATCACTACTCCTTGCGGAAGATGTTCACTATGCCGATGAGCGCAAGCCCGGCGGAAATGATGGCTTCTTGCAATTCGGGATGCAGCTTCACTCCGACCGCGGTGATCATTGCTAGGATGCCGCGCCAGGTTGAAGGCTCTTTCAGTCGATCAAGGATGTAGTTCATACGAGTTTTGGTCTTTTGACTTCCACCTGTGCGGCCGCGTCAACCGTCTCTGCAAAGGTCAGGATCCCGCCGGCGAGCGTGTAAGCGTCGGCGTGCTGATTCACGCCATCAATTGAAACGTGGTAAAGCGCTGGAATGTCAGCGGTCGTGAATCCGTTGATTGAAATCGTCTCAAGCGCAACCCCGCTCGAGGTTGTAAGGTCCCACGCAAAAGTCGGCGTCGCTACTGGTCCGGTCGCACCTGTTGCCCCCTGAGGACCCGATACGGTCGAAGCTGCGCCCGTAGCGCCCGTGGCTCCGGCCGAAACTAGCAACTCCCAATTGTACCCAGGAGGCGCTCCCCCAACGGTCCATCCCCCCGTTGCCGGCAACCACCAAAGCGATCCGAGGTGCGTCACCGCGTCGTGAAGCGAATAAGATGCAAAGTTGTCCCATGCACCCCTGTAATTGTAAGGCATTGGCCCTGTCGCTCCGGTCGGGCCTGCTACGGCCGACGCTTCGCCGGTGTCACCCTTGGGTCCCGGGACAATTGAAGGAACGCCGCTGGGGCCCTGCACCCCCTGAGGTCCCGTGGCACCCGTTTCTCCGACCACTGAAAGTCCCGACGCCCCGACTGGACCCGTACTGCCGCGTGCCCCCGAGGCGCCCGTCGCTCCGACCTCGCCCTGGTTGCCCTGCACCCCTTGGATGCCTTGGACGCCCTGTTGCCCGGTGGAGCCCTTCTCACCGCGTTCGCCGGTGTCGCCCTTAACCGATAACCCGCTCGCCCCCGTCGCTCCCTGAGGGCCTGAAACCGTGGATGCCTCGCCGGTGTCACCCTTGATCGATAAGCCGCTTGCTCCGGTCGGGCCCTGAACGCCCTGAGCGCCGGTCGCACCTACCAATCCCTGCGGCCCCCGCTGCCCCTCAAGGATTTCGACGCAAACGGTTTTTAAGGACGGAGGACAGCTCATTCGGTTGGTGCGGTAAAGGTGCCGTTTGCGTACATCCAGCCCGGGCCGGCAATAGCGTCGCCAAGCTCAATTAATTCAATGTTTTCGGCGACAGAATAAAATGCTTCTCCGTCCCAAAGTATTACTCCTTCGACGATTTTGGTGGCCTTATCAACTAGTGCGTATCTCATGCCGTTAGAAATAGGTTGTGATGACGACGATGCCGCTTGCCCCCGCCCCGCCATTGCCCCCATTCCCACTTCCGGTTGTCGCTCCACCGCCGCCGCCGCCGCTTCCATTGCCTGTCCCTGCCGCCC